CTGTGCCCCAGCAAGAGTATCATTCTGGATAGCATAAGCCTCAGCAGCTGCGTTTGTTCCAGTGACCGCTTCAGTATATTCCTCAATGGCTTCCTGCCCGCCCTGAATCAGTTTTATCATTGCAGGGCCGGCACGGTTCCCAAAGATTGACATAATCTCACCGGTCTCAAGCCCGGCTTCACCGAGAATGCCGAAGACCTCTGCAAGACTGTGTGTTGCAGGATTGATATCTTCAAAAGTAATTCCAAGCTCGTTTAACTTGGCAATCGCCGGACTCGTAGCATTCGCAAGATCACCAAAGGCGCCGCGGAGGGCGGTTCCTGCCTGAGTGGCAGCGAACCCGTTATTATACAGGATCTGAAGCGCACCGACTGTCTCTTCCAGAGAGAACCCGAGGCCAGAGGCGACAGGACCAGCGTACCGCATGGACGTAGTCAGCTTATCCATTGTTGCCTGTGAGTTGGTTATTGCCGCCGTGAAGACATTGGCAACACGCTCTGCTTCAGAGGCGTCGAGGTTGAACTGACTGATTGAAGCGGCAACGGATGCGGATGTAGTTGCGAGGTCTGACTGTGTCGCGCCGGCCAGATAAAGAACACCGTTCAGAGCTGCCATCGACTGCGTCGCATCAAACCCGGCTGATGCCAGATAATAAAGAGCATCAGCGGCTTCGGAAGCTGTGAACCTGGTTGTCCGTCCTGCTTCCTGGGCTGCAGCATTAAGGGCTTCCATCTCTTGAGTGGACGCCTTGGCGACAGAAGCGACGTTCGCCATTGACTGCTCGAACTGTGCGAACGTCGAGACGGCTGCTTTTATTCCCTGGATTGTTTTAGTGAGTGCAACAACGGCAATGCCAATAGCCCCGAGAGAAGCGATAGCACCACCTGCGAAAGTTCTGAAGAATTTACCGGCGGTCATGAGATCGCCGCGGAGTGCGCCAGTGTTTACCCTGACTTGTGAATTAACGGTTCCGGCGTCTATTCCGTTGGGCATTCCTCTTCTCCTGTTCCTCTGCATATATCGCCCATGCTCGACGGTCGATGTCTGCCTTGTTGAATTCGGTAAAGTTGCCCGTTATGTTTTCTGACGGGCGATTGTTATTGTTCTTCGCCATAATAGCGAGATTCTTCAAAATCTCCTCGTCAACTTTTTTGATGTCATTTTTGTCTACCAGCTCAACACCATAAGAAAATATTGTACCTGCAAAATCTGCAGGGAAAATCTGGTAGAAAGCAAGTTCCTTGTTCAGCAAGGTCCGCTCTTTCTTTTTTCTCTCATCTGCGTTATTCTCTGCGAGTGCAGCTTCTCTTGCTTTTTTGATTTCAGCTTTCATTCCTTCTGCATCTTCATATAACGAAGCAGCTTCAAGGGCTTCATCATACGAAGGCGAGATCATTGCATACCGCATAATCTTGTTCTGGATTTTAGCGAACTGAAGCATATCTTCAGCAGAGGTTTCCTTTCTCTTAACCTTGTCATAGAAAGTTTCTATGAGGGAAAAGTTCCCACAGTCTTCAATCTCAACCTGACGGAGAGGCCTGACCCGAACAGGGCCAAGCATGAGACCATTGAAAGACGGCCATATCTCCTGATAGGCCGCCTCTTCAATAAGGTCTTTACACGTTCTCGACGTCGAGGACTGCGTATTCTGTGATTGAGAGTTCTTTTCTGTATTTCGCCGGGTAAATCGTGCCATTTTCGTCCTTGTAGTTTGTCGCGGTCATGGAATAATTGACATCATTAAGATTGTAATCGTGAGTTTCATCGCCAACCTGTCCTGAAAGGGTCCGACCAACTTCTTTGTAGTAGCCTACAAGATCGCCTTCTTTGTTCTCGCCCTTCAGATATTTGGCATAAAAGGCCTCGTACATAAAATAAATCTTTGTCGATTCAGAATCAGGATCATCGTATTGTCCTGTCGTCGAGTTCCATACACCGCCCTCGATGATCTCACCCATTTCAGGATCATACGCGGAATCAACAAGCGCAGAACTAAATCCTTTTTTATACGAATCAGTCTGAATAGTGGTCTCTTTTCCGTTTGAATCCTGTGTTGACTTCTCTTCCGACTCTTTGTAATTCGGCGAGTTGGTCAGACTTTTCACTGTGTTGCTTTTAACAAACTTCACGCCTTTCCCCTGGCCGAACATGGCAATCTCCGCACCTTCGCCGTACACCTGGAAGTATCCGACAGACCCGGGAACAGTCAACGCAAGTTTAATCCGGTTTGTTGTCGTGTCCTGGGATGCTGTAACGTTCGCCGGGGAAGCGTCATTGATGGCAGCGAAGAGTTCTGCAACAGTAACAGCCGTTTCGTCCACAGACCCTACACCTGTTGAAACATCAAACTCGATTGTTTCTGCTGTCCCGTCCTGTTTGAACGTGATCTCAACAGCCGATGTATCATACGCCGCTGAGAAATCAAACGGACCTGCACCGCCGATGACTCTTTCAGTCGTGGGGATTGTTTTATCATCGTTCAGGGGCAGGATCCGAAAGAATTTGATAAATGCCATATATTCGGCATCTGCTCTTAATGACATAATGTCCTCCTAAAATAAATCCGGAATCAAAAACAATCGCCACATGGAGATTGTTCCATCCTCTTCTGGGGTTATCGTACTTGAAATTACATTCTCTGACAAGACGATGTTTCTGTTACCATCATCACTGACAGCCTCGTAGTCCTCTAAAAGTTCCAGCAGAGTTTTCCTGACATACGTCCTGAGAAACTTCTGTTGCCCCGGGAGGAAATGCGCGAACACCCGGATTTGTGTCCCTCTGCCAGGGAAAGGCTCTTCTTTAATGACGACATAAGGAGCATCAGGCCCGTGCTTTTCTCCGAACAGATAAACCCTTTCAATCGGTCCTGTCTTTAATCTATCACGCACTTTGAAAATCATCCGTACAGCTCCTTCAGGTCCCGCATAAAATCAGGGATAACACCTTTCACTACCGGCCAGAGCGCGGCGTTCCTGCCGTCTTTGGCGAACTCCAAATACTTCCCGTAATGAACGCCGTGCGCAATAAAGAACCCGACAACGTCAGTTTCCTGAAACGCATCTGAATGAACCCTGTCTTTTGCCTGGTATGTCCTATTCTGCCAGAACTCATCGGCAGCCTGCCGCCGGTTAAAGATTTCAAGAACCTTCGCCGCATAATAAAGACACAGAGCATACAATGCAGCCTTTTTCCTTTCGAAGATCCCGAACAGATTCCCGATTACAAGATCAACCCCGACTATGCTCATCCATCAGCCTCAGTTGGTACAGAATAGAAATTGCAAGGGACCATGCTTGTCCCGGCGTAACAGTTTCTTTTTTTCCGTTAACCTCGATAATCATTGTTTTCTGGTCTGTCTTTTCTGCCTTTGGACTGAGCTGCCCTGTTTCTTCATCAATCATTATCTTATCAGGAATATCACTCATGTTCCGCCTCCCGATTCATCAAGGTCGGCTGCTTCCATCAGGGGTGCTTGGTACCCTATAATCCCGCCTGAAGCATAAAGTGGATCGACCGGGCCGATGCGCCATTCTTTTCCGATAGCCTCGAATGTCTCTCCTTCTGTGATGACTGTCTGATAATCAGACAGAATGAACCTTTGCAGGTTCGTACTGATACCAGCCGGGACAGGACCATTTTTCGGGACAGTCATTCCTTGTTCATGACTGATCCGAACATACCGAGTATCCTCCGCAACGGGAGTCCCGAAAGGATCCTCTACCAGTCCACCCATCCAATCATCAACCATCGGTTTTGAATAAGTGATAATCGCTGTGGGGTTTTCTTTGATTTTATTCTGGATTGCTTTTCTGCGCTGAGTGAGTTCAGCTCTCACACGTTCCCTCCAGATATCTCAGGAGCTGAGGAACCGCCCCAGCGCGGCCCGGCCTTGCTAACAGTCTCCTCATAATCTTCCTGGAACTCAGCAAGAAGATATTCATAATACTTCAGGAGATCAGAAAGCCCCGTCCATTCTGTTGACTCTGCCCCGGTATCAGACCTTTTCAATCTGAGTTCCTTTCCAATCTTGGCAATAATCTGTTTCAGGGCTTTGACACAGGCATAGTCTTCTCCATCAGCATCGAACCAAACACCGAGCCGTGTATCAGAGACATATAGATTGAGAGTCACCCATTCATTCCCATCATGGTATTTGTAGAGTCCTTCATGCCTGTATGCTGTCTGGTTTACGGGGGAACCGGGGAGATCCCCGGTGACATCCTGAATATCAATGAATCCGTCCGGATCATCAATCCTGAGGCGGACCTCTTTTAATTCGTTGAATGTTGCCATGAGATTATACTACTTTTTTACATATCATTTGGCAAGGGGTCGTTATTTCAGTTTAACTTTCTCCCCGGCAGCATTGAAGAACTCTCCTGGTCCTGTGCAGACATAGCATCCTGAGTTTTTCGTCATAGAAGAGAGAGCATTGCAGGCTTCCTGTTTTGTTTTATAGTATCCCAAGATTACAAGAGATCCTCCGCGATCAAACTTAACAATCATTATTCTTTCTTTTGGCATTTCGGCCTCCTGTTTTCTTTATAGCACGGATGCCCGAAAGTGTCAACAAAAAACCCCCGGTGGTCAGCCGGGGGAAAGGAAGATATGGATGAAAATAGAAAAATGGTCAGGCAGTAATAGGATACCACGCTTGTCTTTTTCTGTCAACCCTACAGAGTAGGCAGTGTAATCTCAAGACACATACCAGTTCCGGAAGATCCGACCGGGGTGCTGTGAGAATAACCGAAGAACTCTGCAACGTATTCTGTCTGAATACCGTACCATACTCTCTCTTCCTGGGAGAGATTCAGAACAGAACCTTTGCCCTGCTCCATGGTCAGCTGCCGTTTTGTCAGCGTATAGGCTGCTCTCGGTACAAACAGATATGCATAATCAGAATCAACACCAGGATAAGAATGTGTCTTTTCTCCGGCATAGATCGTATCACCCCGATAAGGAATGATCGCAGTCAGCCAAGACAGGGCCTCAAAGTTGGAAGGCTTACCCTTCCCGCCGAGATTCAGCTGCCCGTTGACTGTTCTCTGAAACCAGAGCTGCTTGTCATACGGAATAGCCAGATAAACCTGATCAGCGGCGATAGTCTGGCCTGTCTGTGCATCAGTCAGCCCGAGAAGAGTTGAGTATGCATTAACCAGAGTGTTGTACAACAGTTCTTCTTTCGTTGCGCCGGATGTGGTGTCGGCTGCCTGCTGCTGTCCTGTGTCCCATCCTGATGCCGCAGTTTTGGCGACCATTAGTCCGAGAACGTTCCGGTTGTTTCTGTATCCGACATAGCCACGGGTGACAGCGCGCATGACTTTCTGGATGTCATAGAGAGGGTTAAAGATCACGTCCTGCAGGCTGGTTTTATCACCGACTGCAAAAAGGTCCATGCTGACAGTACCAGTTGCCCCGGTCTTATGTTCCAGGAGAGGAACAGCGTCATTGTTGCCATAGATAGGCTCGAACGCAGCTCCGGCATCAAGGAACTCATCCAGCCGGACAGACTTGCCGAAAGCATCATTGACCTGTTCATTCATGACCGTGTCAGTGTAGTCAGCTTCCTGCATCCTGCGCCGGGTGATATCAATCCGGAGAAGATCAGACAGAGTCGACCAGTCGTCAGGAAGCATGGAGGCGTTCTTTGCTTTCTTGTGAAGATCCTCAATCTTGCTCCATACCCGGGCATGGCCTTCCGACCCTTCCCAGATGTTCGACTTCATGACAATGTCTGTCTCTGATGTTTTCAGAGCCTCGGCATCATGTGATGCAAGATTCTGTTCTTTTTTTCCTGAGTATCCGACAGCTTTCTGTGAATACCCGTTTTTGACACGCTGTTCGATCAGCGCATTTTTATCAAGAATAAGTGCCATGTTTCACTCCTTAGGTGCTGGCTTCTGCGCCGTGGAACCGCAGTCCCTCGAAACGAAATACGTCATTCGAGTCTTCGACTTTCCTGACATACCCAACCAGATACCGACCGCCGTCTCCTTCTGATTCGTAGAACTTGCTCTTGTTGGTATCCCAATAGACTTCCTGACCCCAAGTGTCAAAGGTCTCACCGGATCCGATCATATCAGAGCCGACTTCATAAACCTGCGCCACATGGATAGTCCCCTGTGCGCCGCTGGCGATATCCTCATCGGCAAGGCCGAAGAACGGAGTCGCTTTGACGAAGTCTCCCTGATTGATTGCAGAGTCAGCTGTGATCTCAATGTGATCATCCTGGGTGACTTTTTCCTTGATGACGTATCCCTGGTGGTCAGAAGAGTTGTCCTGTGATGCGGGTAAGCTCATTACAACCTCCTACAGTTCGAGAACGGGCGCGCCCGTAATCTCATTTTTTACGCTCTTGTCAGAATAACCGGGCATCTGATTTGCTTCAGATCCGGCATCTGCCATCTGTCCTGCCAGATTCTTTGCAACGGGAGATTCTTTCAGCTCCGCGATTGCTTCATCCAGCTTGTCCTCGGGAGTGTTCCCGAGCTTGTCAACGGCATAAGAAAGCAGAACATTCTTTTCACCTAGACCATTCGGATCAAACTCGCTTTTCAACTTGTTCTCAACCCTGGCCTTTTCCGTCTTGGCAATCAGGTCCTGCATGTTCTTGTAAGAAGAAACAGGATCTTTCACTCCAATCTCAGCAAACTGTTCTGCCATTGCCAGCGCGTCGCTGTGGTTCTTCGTCAGAAGACGATCTTCACAGTTAACAGCGGTGGCAAGTTCTTTGAGCGTCAACGAGTTGTTCTCGATAGCTGCCGAAACAGCTTCGATGATTTCTTTTTTAGTCACTGTTGTGGCTCCTTTGTTTTTGTCGATCATGCTGATCAGCTCTGCGATCTCGGTCTTGTGTTCTGCATTAGCACGGGAGACCATTCGTCTCAGCGCGGAACGCATAACAACCCCGTCACGGATGGGCGTCTCAGAATCATCGTCTGTATTGAAGAGACCTGACTCAATAAGCGACCTCGCTTTATCAAGCCAGCCAGAATCATTCGAATTAACTGTCTGTTGCATTGCCCCGGCTCCATACTCAACAGCATCATTTCTCTCGTATCCTTTGGATGCGGTGAAATATGTAATCTCATTCCCTTCATCGTCTTTCGAAACCGTGTACTCCGGCCAGGTAACCAGGGAGAAATGAACGATATTTGCCTTCGCATCACGGATCAAACCGGCATTGCTGTCAGAGTCACCCTCGGGCGGGATATAGATTTTCATATGAATCTTTCCGGTCCCGTCTCCGTTTTTGTCCATTCTGGCTCCGACTGTGTACAGGTCAGAAGTCGGGCGGGACTCCCATGTATGTCCACGTTTTGATCCGGGGATCGGGCGGTCATTCATGACGTTTTTGAAAGACTCGAAGAATTGTTCCTGATAGATGCCGCCTGTCCCTTTCACAGGATAGTCAATTGACTCGACTTTGAAGAAAGGATTCTCATCGCCTTCGAGAATGGATTTCATCTTTTCTTCAGGAACGAGAGTCGGGATTGTATCCGGAGATACAGAAGACTCCGCAGCAGAGTAATTCAAAAAAACAAGATCTTTCTTATTCATGAAATCAGAATAGAATATTTATTATTAAATCGTCAACAGGTTGTTATTCACTCTCAGGTTTTCCAGGGAAAGGAAAATATGCCCCATCCCAAGGAATGGTCTCATCTGGAATATTTCTATTTAATACGGCAGGACCGATGAAATATAAATAGCTGAGACAAGCCTTTTTTGCTTTTTCCTCAGAATCAAATACTCCGCAGAACTCCCATTTCGATCCTGTCTCTCTATATTCAATTATTTTACCAACAATAAATACATTCATCCTTTTCCTCCCAAATAAAGAAACACAGCCCCGAACTCTTCCTCGCCGCCGTATGTCTCTTCAATATCCTTCAGGTATTTAAACTGTTCCGGTCTGGCTGTAATAAAGTTGTACTGAAACTTATGTTTCTCATCTCCCGTTTTTTTCCAAAGATAAAAGTCCATGAAAATACAGATCGTTACTCCCGGGATAAAATGCCGCCAAAAGATCCGCTGCGTCTGCAAAAAGTTCGATTCCTGTTTACAGGCGTCATCGATATAAAGCCCGATAGGGCCACCGTGATACTCTGCTTTCCTGATCTCTTTTCGGATAACGGTTATCGGGACAGGAAAGACACTCAACATTCCGGAAACAAGTTCGTAATTGCTTGTCCCTGGTTCCAGATCTACACCCTCCCGCGCTGCCTTCATCGGCTGACGGCCGGAGACAATAAACCGATCATAGGTATAGATCGGCATACTCTTTCCTGATTCCATAACAGCGAGCGCAGCCTGTGCTGTCCCTGCCCCCATCCAGGTGCCAAGCTCAACGATAGCCGTGTTATCCGGAGCAGCAAAAACAGCCTCTCTTATATGCTGGCCAATCTGACGGCCTCCCATGCTGGGAATCTTTTCAGCTTCCTTTGCCAAGTCAATCATATTCAAATCACAACCTCCTGCTTAAATCCCTTGCTAAGATATTCTTTCTGCTTCACACTCCTGATCGGTGTTCGCCAATCAGGGCCGTATAAATGTGTCAGATAACCTTCAGTATCATGAGGGATCAGATACAACCCGCCACGAAACTCAATCTCTTGCAGGTTATCCATAAAGCCGACAGGCATCGTGTAAACGCTCCACTTGCCGTTCGATCTCCTAACCTTACTGATGTGCATTCCTCTGACACGGAAAAAACTCCGCAGGTCAATATGATAGTCGTGCTTGTCAATAGCAACCTTCCAGTCATTCAAGCCACCACGGACCGTGATGATATCATACCCGAGTGACTCGAACTCTCTTGCAATATGATCTTCCAGCCCGAGAACTTTCTCAGCTTCCAGGAAAAAGTCGGCATCGAAATCCCACGGGATAAAGTCACCATCACGGACATACCCGAGAACAATCCCGTCAGAAAGAATTGCTGGCTGTTTGTATTTCGCCAGGACAGCTTTCACTTCAATAAGCATTGAAGCCTGTCTTTGAAAATCTGATTCTGTTCTGTTTTTATTCGGGTCTTTCGTCATACTCTTTCCTCTTGTTTTATACGATACTTGAAAAAATAACATCCTGATGAAAATGAATAAGTTTCCCTAACAGGAGAAAGATCATTTTTACAAATACCCTGTAATGGGAAATGATCAATAACAAAATACTGGCAATCACAACAACGCTTGTCTTTAGTCACTTATCTTCTCCAATAAAAAATGTTTATGAATCGTCCCGACAACCTCACACATGGCCATATATTCAGGAGTTAACTGGTCCCAATAATAATCAGGCTCCCAATCAGCTTTGCCTGTTCTTTTTCCCCCTGTTCCAAAGGCTGCATAATTCCAATGGCCACCCCAAATCACAGGTTTGTATAAATGTTTCGGTGTATGAATATCCTTAATAATATCTCCCTGATATACATCCTTCCCGTTTTTATCCTTCAGCCCTGTACAATACTCAATAACCCACCCATCAGGATAGATTCTTCCCTCGTAATGCTGATAATAAAAAGGACGACCATCAGATGTTAAATCAAATCCGTCATATAAATATTTTTCACCTGTCCAAGCTCTACGCTTCACCCTTCTCTCCTCCTTCAAATACCCCTTCCAAATATCAAAAATCCTGTATGTCACATGGTCTTCCGAAACCTGACGCCGAGGCTCCAATCCCTGAACGAGATCCCACAGGTTTGATTTCATATGGACAATCTTCGTGTTCTCGCTGAACCAGTCCCAGCTATTTTGTTCAAGATTATACTCCGAACAGGAAAACCTTTTGATGCTGTTATCATTCAAAGCATGAAGTGTGATCGCTGTCTGATCCCCACCGAGATACTCACTAACATGCTCAACAAAGAGTTCAGGGCTGGAAATAATAGTTTCTGTCATCCTGATTATTGACTTCAGGATCCCCCGTCCTGCAGGGCGATAAAAAAGGACACCAGCATTGAGCCACCCCCTTGCTTTCCTGACGGTCACCCCGAGAGTGAAATCCTTCTTGAAAGCCGGAGAACAATCCCCGGTAAACATCAGGTCAGCATCTGTCATAATGATATCATCATTATGAGTCAATGCCCACCGCGCCATTTCCAAAAAAGCATACGAGGAAGAAAACGTCAGGAACGGATCACATTTCCTCGCTTTCTCTTCAGGGCGGGGAACTGTCAGGATGACAACCTCTGCATCTGGATGATGAAGCCTAGCACTATATTCCCAAACTTTTAACAGTTTAGAGAAGTCGTTCAGGTCTTCTTCAAAATGAACCGTACAAATAATCATAATCGTGTTCTCCTATAATCAAGACCGCGGACAGTTCTTTTCTGTTTTTTTGCCAGTTGTATTTTCTCTTTTTTGATATCCCACGGCATCTTTTCTGATGTCCCTATTTCTTTCTTGTCTGTGTAAGATGCCCATTCTTTTAGGATGTCATACATCCAGGGATATCCCTCACGGAGAAATGCGCACCGCCTCAGTTTCCCTTTGATATGGACAAACCGTGTATTCTCATTAACATACTGCCAGTCACAGTCAACAGCATTCCAAACCTGAGTCGGGAGAGAAACAGCATCAGCAATCTCAGGGTGCATTTCAATCATGTATCCCATTGCTGACTGATTCATCCCGAAGTATTTCACTCGCCATTGCTTGTGAAACCGGAAGTCATAATACATCCGGTCATTGATTTCCAGGAGCTTGCGCATCCATTCATGCGCGCGTTCTGTATTCCTGACAAAAAGAACACCGCCATTCAACCGGCACCGAGTTTTTTTCCAGGCAGGTTTCTCTGTATACCCGATGTCAAACAGGATCTCCCAGACATCCTCGATTGATTTTAAGGCGAGCATATCGCAGTCACAGAAAACAAGATCGTCGTCAGCCTGTTCCATATACTCGACCTGTGCCCGAAGTTTACAGGTATTGATCCACAGCCCTGGTTTCCTGTCGTCTTTCTGCATCGGGACATCTGGCCGGAGAGTAACGAACTCAACATCCGGCATGTGTTTTTTACAGGAAGAAACGAAGACATTATACAGCTGTTGATAATCGAACGAAGCCCGTTCGTAGTCAAAGACTGCTGTGACTATCTTCATAAACCGGTGCCCCTATCTCCCCCGCTTCCGCATACCAACTCTGCATCGCTGCCTTGTAGTTCCCGAATGGCAACTTCTGCCCGAGAACAAGACGGCGAAGACGACTCTTCATGTGAACAAAGACTGTCCCGCATCTGAGGATATGAGGCCAGTCTGTGTCAACGGCATTCCAGATCCGGCACGGGAACGACTTCACAATCGCTTCATACTGTCCTGTCTCGAACAGGCAACCGAAGGCAGCCTGATTCATTCCGGCATACTTCACCCGCCATTTCTGGTGTTCATACCCGTTATCGTACAGCCTCTGATTGACTTCTTTGTATTGCCGGAAGAAATCCCTGGCAGGCTCTGTCGACTTAACAAACATTATCCCGCCATTCATCGGCATTCTGCGGATCTTTACGTCTCCCCAATACTGACGGGTGTTCTTATCCTTCCGAAGACGGACCTCTGTCCGCTCTGTATAACCGACATCAAACTCCTGATCGAATATTTCAGACTCAGAGAAAGGCCGGATGGCAACCATGTCGGCATCGGCAAGAATGATGTTCTCATCTGTCTCTTCGATTATCCGGAGCCACTCTTCGAGCTTAATTGTATTGTAAAGAAAATTAAGAGCGTGCCGGTCGCCGTCAGGAAGGATCGGCGGGTCGACTTTAATGTCGAGGAACTTTGCTTCGGGGCAATACTTGCTGCAAGAATGCCGAAAGACTCTGGCGAGCATTTCATAATCAGCAAGGTTGTATTCGGGGGGATAGTTGAAGCTGACTGTGACTATAATCATTTAAGTAACAGCCACAAAAGAAAAGCCAAGAAAGCGAATCCAGAAACAACAAAAACCATAGACGCGATCTCTTCCATTATTTTTTTTCTCCTCTTTGATGTAATAAAAAGAATCCACGTGTACACCGTGGTCATCCCTAAAAGACTGATAATCGCAACGCACTGCCACCATTCCCAGCTCATAAATACCACCTCATTTTTTCTGATGCTCTGCGAAGCCAGATCCCGAAACGGACAATCCAGCCCTTACCTTTTCTGATTCCGTAGTTACGGATTTTGTTTGCTGTGTTGAAAAGCATTATTTCTTCTCCTCTCCCAACTATATTTCAGCAATAACATATGCGAGATAATAAACTAACGAAAAAAAGGCTATCAATCCACAAAGAGTCCAGAGTCCCTCTATCAGGAAATCAAGCCAAAGTGAACGCCAAAACCTCTCTGTGTATCGCCCAAGCAAAATAAAAGATACACACAACGGCACTGAAACAATCAATGTTTTCAATGCTGTAGTTTTATCAAAAAAGCCCGCCAAGAAACCTGTGTCACACGCCGTTATAAACAACATTCCTGTTCCTCCACATCCCGCACCAGCTGTTCTCGGCAACGATAGGGAATACCGGCTTTGCAGGGTCTTCTCCGCTTATAGGGTTGCCAGCCCTGCAATATCCTTTGTTATTATCGAAAGCGAGAAAGTGCTGGCACTGTTTACATGTTTTGTTCATTTCAATCCTCCAATAGTTCTGGGGCTTCGTTGATGTTCCCGATAATTTCCATGTCATTCCAGAAATCAACATGGAATGAAACAGCTTCTTTGTTTTTTAATCTACATTGAAAACGTGCTCTTTTTTCGTCCCATTCACAAAACAATAATCCAAAGTTTTTATGCCTTTTTTCTGAACAGAACTTCAATATATCCCCCTCATAGATTTCCTTGTCATTATTGTCTTTGAGGCCGGTGTATTGTTCAAATTCAACATTCGGAACAAAAGTACTTTCTGTTATTTCATCATCAGACATTGGAGTTTTCGAATGTTCAGCAGAGTACCCACCAGCCCTGACACAATCAACACCATTTTTCCAAATATCCTTTACTGTAAAATATTCAAAAGCTTTATTTTTTTCATGCCATGCTCGAAACTTAATCTCTCTCATCACATTCCTCCTGTATATCAGAATAGCACAGGTTCCTTTCTATGTCTACCCTGATTGCGCAGGAATATAATATTGATTGTACCAATCATCCAGATAGTCAACGCGTTCGCCGTCTGACCATGCTGTCAGGTCACTCATGAACTCGTCATGATCCATAAGACGCTGACGAATAACGCATTGGCAGTTATGAACAGCAACTCCTTCAGCAATATATGAATGATCGTCTTCAACGGTTAAATTATACACATACCCCTTTACTTTTTCCGATGATACACTTACAATAGATATATTATGGGTGTTAAAATTGATATTGATAGGGAGGTCATCGTCAAACTCTTTTGCGATGAGAATCTCACGGTTAAGCAAATAGCGGATAGATTGAAAGTCTCCCGGCCTTGTATCAACAGGAATCTTCTCAGGCATGGATTTAAACCGCTTACTATTACAGAGGCTCTCAACCGCAGATATGAAAACGGATTCATTGCAAACACCGATGCTGCGCATAAGGCTGTCAGAGGCCGCGTCCACTCTGACGAAGAGAAAGCCAAACGCGCTCAATTCTGGTCCGGACAAATCAGGTCCCCATACGAAAGGATGATGTATGAAGCCCTCATAGAGCGCGGAGAGAAACCTGTCCCGAACCTCGCTGTATTCGCTTTCAACATTGATCTCGCCTTTGAGGACGTAAAGCTCGCCGTTGAAGTTGATGGCGGGAATTGGCACACTAGCCCCGTTAAAATAAAGTACGACACGAAAAAAACTGTTTTCCTGGAATCCGAAGGATGGACAATCCTCCGATTTAGATTCGCAAAACGGGAGGGGTTTGATGTCGACGCTTACGCTGACGAGGTCATCTCCGTTCTTCAATGTATGCGCAGGGATAAAAGAACTACCTGATAAAAACGGATGATTTGATGTGGCCTTTATTGTTCTTTCGCCTGTATCAACAGTAATCATCTCACCAGAATACAAAGTCTTCCATGCCTTCAAAACTCTCTTGGCGTTTCCATTATGAGTGATGATATATTCTCCTGGAAGAATATCCTCAATATTTTTTTCTCCATGGAGAGTAAGAATCCTTGTCCCCTTTTGAAAACAGTTTGAGTGGGGATACCCCGGCAACTCTGAAAACCGATACGGACTATTCTGTGCCAAATCCTCACACTCACACGGCCAGCTTTGTCGTCCGGCATTCAGTTCCCAATCGTAAGAATCCCTGCACGCTGGGTTGCTCTGCCCCTGCCATGCGGCTGCTGTCTGCATGGCCGAATACAACTCAGACCGGACAAGGCGGAGTGCGCGGTAGTCAATAGCCCTGCCGACACGTCTGGAATACTCCCTAGTCCCGGGGAGAAGTTTCCCGTATCGTCCTGCACTGAAAGTATAATCCCGGCCGTTCCTGGCATAGACCTCGATGTCCCGGGCGATCTGTGTCACGTCCCGGCCCTGTGCTACTCCTGCCTGTACAACACGTTTGATATCTGCCTGATACTGCTGGTTGATCCCGCCCCAGATCCTCTCGCTAAAGGTGTACCCGTCGGGCCATTGTTGGCTGACAAGAGCAGCGACAAGCCTTTTGTTAATCGATTGATAGATATTTGAGATACCGGAAGGGACAACAGCAGATATGTCACCGGCTGCAATAAGTGCCTCAGTCAAATATTTTTGATCAATCCGTCCCGGCCCTGGTGTGTTTTCTGTAAGCCAGTAACAATCAGACACAACGCCAGGAACAGCCTTTTCAATAAACTCACTGATTATTCGCGCGCTATCCCGAAGCTGTCTCTCAACAGCACGCCACCCTGAGGATGTTAAATCAGAAAGCTGTGCCGCCTCTGTCGCCCTGACAACAGCGGCAGCCTCATCGGCTGCCTGGATATAAACGTCTCTGATTCTCTTCAGTGCTGACAGCTGAACCCTCGGCCATTCTGCCCGGGCTGCTATATAAAGCTCTTCGAACACCTCGTTCGTCAAACAGTGGTCCCCCTGTTAAGCATCCCTCCAGCGTCAAGAGCTGTCAGAGGGTCGGCGCTTGCCAAGGCTTTGAAAGCGGCCATATCGCCGAGTCCTCTGACGAACTCTTTAAAATCATCCTCCGTGGCATTCGGGAAGTTCATATCCCAGAGCCGGTGTAGCTGGTGTTTCGTCATCCCGGCAACACTCATTATTCTGCTGATACCGTCTGCGAAATTTTTAAAGATAATAGATTTTGTTTCGTCGTTGATAGCGTCCAGATCGTTCCATTCAACAGTCAGCTCGAACGCTGTGTTGTTCATGTTCACGATATTCATAAGCTGAAGGGATGCGGTGAAAACCTTTATCCATGGGGTCGTGCATTCTCTTTGGTCACCCCGGACGTACATTAAAAGGGTACTCATATTCTCCTGGACAGATGCGAGGTTCCCCTCTGTTTTCAGGCCCCAAGCGATCTCTGGGATCCCGGAACCTTCGACGACTTTCCGGTATTTCATTTTGAGCGCGTCCATGAAAGCCTGGTATGCCTGCAGGGGAGGGGCAAGCACTTCAGGCTTTTCATCTCCTGCTTCTGGCCTATGAATCAGGAGGTCAATAGTGCTGATGTCCATATCCGTAAACATCTCTTCTGCGTTATCAAACCCATTCGTTTGAGCAAAGGCATCTGGATCAGATGTCCCGATAAGTAACTTAATCTTCCATTTCGCCAAAAGAGTCGAGAGGGACAGGTCAATATCATGATAGGCTTTCAGGTCACTGATGATCCGGCCATAAATAGAATGACCCCTGATATCATCCCCGTCAGCTTCACAGGAAAAGGGAACCGGAAGCATCCCGATGGGGTTCCGGACCGTGCCGGCTTTCAGTTCAGTCGGCAGCATAGAGCCTCCCAAGTATTGAACGGTGATCCGCTCCCTGGTGAATGACCTCCGGCGTGTCACTGTTATGTTCCGGCTGTATGCTGCAGTGATCGTGATATTCTCTTCAACAATCAATTCCTGGATTTCATTGGTATCAATATTCCGGATAATATCACAGACAGTATTGTCCGGGATGAACTCCCAATAGAGTTTACCCTGGGAGAACTTCGGCCAGACCCAAACAGTTCCTTCCCGCCGGCGCTGAATGTGTATCTGCTGGATCTGAACATTGAACTGCTTAATAAGGTCCTGCAGAACCTCGTTGAGGTTGTCATCTTCTGTTTTCGGGATAGGGAACCCCTGGAAAAAAACAGGAATCTTCACCGGAGCCATTGCCAGAGCAGAAGCCAGCTTCAATCCGGGATAATCTCCGAAATACAACCCGCGGGTGAGGTTCTGGTTAACCTGCATCCCGTCTGTGAAGTCCCTGGTCTGCGGTGTGATTCTCTGTGTCTTAACCGGATTATTTGTTTCGCTTCTGGTTTTGAACCAGTCGAATACACTGCTGAAAATACTCATTTATTCCTCCTGGCTGCCAAGGCACGTTTGGCTCCCGGCGTATACTGGATGGTTTTACCTGTGTAGAAGCACAAAATTAAACTGTCCGCGAGATCAGGACTCTTCCCGTATCGTTCCTTGAAGTCTTTCTTCGGCTCGATAATCTTTGCCTCCGTTTTGTCGTAATCATATAATCTTTCCGAGAGTTCGTCCATAAGTTCATCATCATCGGGGATGTCAATCTCATCTATAGGCAGCTCGAACCACATTTCCGTGGCGAGGTTCTTGTATTTTCGCTTTTGGATAGCCGACGAACCAAAGTTAATCGGGACCACTTTCGCCCCGAACTCCCGGAGCCGGTCAGTCACGCCACCGTTATGTGTCCATATTGGTTTTGTTGATTCTGGACACATGGAAAAATATAGTTTACTATCTCCGGTTATACAAAGTTCATAAACATTATCATAATATTCTTCCTTCTTTTCTGTCTTCAAACAAGTATCATATTTGTTTTCTTTTTGCTGATATTCAAAAATACAATAATTATCAAACTTCCGTGTTATTTCTCTTCCGAATATTTTACTTTTACTACCTGCTTTATGTTTTAAATAAGCATTTCCTTTCTTTCCTATTTTGTAAATCAACTCCAATATATCATCAACAAGCCATTTACTCGATGTAACATAATATCTGACTCCTTTTTTCCAGAATCCATCTCCTTTTGCAAAAGCATCAAGAAAGGAATCTATAATTTCATTCGAATTATTAGCAACCCATCTCGGAACTGTTTTATATCGAAATCCGAATCCGCCTTTATAGCAATTATTTTTTATCCATCTGTGAAGATTTTTATTAAAGACTTTTATCCCGTCTTTTTTTATTTGTGCTTTTCCGAACATTGAGCATAATTCATATATTTCATCAATATTATCCTGTATCTTTTGAGTTATCATTAAACTATAATCATTTTTTTCAAAATGACCTTCGCTAACATACCAGCCAAGAAAAGAAGCAAAATTCACAGGATCTAAAACATTTTCCTTTGAGATTTCTTTATATCCCCCGTATGGCATTTCAATGATATTCTCCGGAATAATAAACCCCATCTCGCTATTATCATAATTGAAATCTGAATCAAAAATAACATATTTGCGGTCAAGACAATTTTCCCATGACGTCTGCTGATAGTTGTATTCTTTCCTTGTTTTAAATGGAAGAATATGAGAAAAACTATATTGAAAATTGCCACATTTTATTATTCTTGTTTTTTCTCTTTTGTTATTCAATCTTACTTTTTCAATGACAACATTCCCACTGTTATCTTTTGAATAAACATCATCACCAACCTTTAAGTCTTCTACAAGAACCCACCCCAAAGGTGTCAATACTTTTGTCCCTTTAACAACACACCCGACTCCGGTGTCGTCAATCTTTATTGTCGTCGAGGCTTTATGCTTCACGAATGACCAGACTTCTTTCGCCACCCTTTGGGTGTCTGCGCCGTGAAGGATCTTGCAGTCAATAACCTTCATCCCCTGCCGGAGATACATCACAGTCCTGTCATCCCCGAACCGGGCAACATCAACCCCGCATGAAAGCGGACCATCTGCAGGGAGGCGACGATTCATAGCAGCCCGGACAGCAACACGGGACATCACTGCATTGAAGCCCTGTGCCTTCGGCTTTCCTCCCCACTTATGCTCAGCGATATCAGGCCGAACAGCATAGTCATGCTTCATCTGTGTCATGAGTTTATCAGGAAACCATGGGTTGTCTTCTTTCCCTGGTTTCAGTTCCAGGGCTATCGTGTTCGGTGGCGGGTTAATATAGAATAGTTTGTAAACCGGGTCCATGTCTTTGTCACGGTTGAACGTGATCCAGATTTCCGAACCGTCTTTCCGGAACGTCGGAAAAATCAGGTCCCAGGACTCAACAGGGATAGACTCGGCCTCGTCAATCCAGCACAGATCGTATCCTTCGAGACCCTTCAACCCTTTGGCTGTCTTTAGGTCCTTCAGCCCGGCAAAATAAAAATATGAACCATTCCGCTTGTTGATGATTCTGGACCTGGAAGGGATGGCCTCCCAATCTTCCTCGTATCCAAGCCGACAGATTGTGTCCCATATCAGGGAGTACGAGGATTCTTCAAGCGTTTTTTGAATCTCACGGCCACAGAAACACTTCAGGTGTTCAGCGTGAAGCTTCTGAACAAGAAGGGAAGCAACCGACCAGGACTTCGCCCCAGCTCCGCGGCCACCGTGGGCGACTTTGAAGTCAGCCGGTTCTCGCCAAGACTCGAACTTCGGGGCGACAGTAATCCGCTCTTTCCATTCAAGCAGGTCTAAAAGTTCATCCTGTTCTTCCCTGGTAAGCGAATCTAAATTCATTTTGCCTTATTTAAAAGATAGGCGAGCCTTTCGCGTTTTTCTTCCGGTGTTCTTTCTTGTTTCTCGTCTCTTCCATCATCATCAGAGTCCCTGTCTATGAGCTTGGAAAACCGTGCAAGAATCTGCCACGCCTGTTCTTTCGACACGAGTTTCACTTTTTGATGTGTTCCATACTTACCTGGTGTAACTGATATTTCTGTGACCATGGCTGCATCTTCAATAGATAGATCTTCTGAATCTTTAAACGTCAACTGCCCGTCTCTCCATGAAAAAAGATTTCGAGGATCAAGAAACGCTGCATGTTCGATTGTTTTTAATAACTTAAGCCCGTATTCGTCGAGATTGGAAAGGTGCCTCTTTATTTTTTTCTCTATAGCATCCAAAATGTTAGGATTTGTCAATAGATTTGAAGCTGTTATTCTGGCTGTCTTTTTACTATACCCAGCATTGATTGCCGCCTGTGTTGCATTAAATCCTGTCTTTACATATTCAGAGATAAATGCTTTTTGTTTTGTTGTCATCTTCGTTGCCATATTTTAATAATAGCCCACTTGCCAGAAACTGTCAACAGAGATATAATATGCAATATGGAAGACTACGGAACAATGCCCTGTTGGACAGGGCAAATAAATCGGAGGATTCTACCGGAGGGTGATGACTCCAAGGGCGGCAGGCCAAAACATGTGATATGTAAAAAAGACAACCAGGTCAAGAAATACCAATCAATCAGACAGTGTATAAAACAAACAGGATGGAGCCGCAAGAATATTCTTTCAGGAGAGAAAGACGGGTGGAGGATTGTCCTTGAAGAGACAGAAATGGAGTAAATCGCGCTTGTACACTTAAACCACTATTTTCAAAAAGGTGTATATAGGCAAAATTATGAGATATTTTTAACTCTATAGGAGACTTTTTCAAAACAGCCTTTTAAGTGTACAAGGTCTACCGGAAGTGTACCAAATGTAAAAAATGTCCTTTTACTAGTTTACACTTTTTTTTATTTGTGATAGATTGTTTAAAAAGGAGTTTTTTATGATTGACAAACGTCCGATGATATTTCAGATAGAAAAAATGATTGAAAAGTCTTTTAAAAACAAGAAATCGTTCGCTGAAGCTGTAGGAATAAGCCGTACATCATTATACAGAATACTCAATGAAAAGGTTTTTATCCCTGAAAAAATGCTGAATAAACTTTCAGATAAAATCGGACTTAATGTAATAATGTCCCTTGAGACATTTGAAGAGGATATTCTTTTCCTGTCAGTATCAGCAGAGCAAAAAAAGTGGATAAAGAATACAGCATTGACAGCAAGAATGAAAACTGATGAATATATTTTTCAGGCAATCAAAGAAAAATATGAAAGAGATAAAGAAAAGGAAGAAAAATATGGGAGGTTTTCAGAAACATGATAAAAGACTGGTTAAAAAAAATCCTCCCCTGTCATTATTGCCAAGGCGCGGAAGTATCATTTTATTATTCAGATAAGAAGATAAAACGATACGGGGTTGTCTGCGATAACTGCGGGAGAATGATCGGATGGCTTCCTTCCTCTATGGAGGACAGGATTGAGATTGAAGGTTTCAAAATAAAGGAAAGAGAAGCGTATGTCTCTACAAGTTTACCAAGATAACGGTTTCCGTTTTTTCCCATGTAAAGCAAACAAGGCTCCTGATGTTCCAAGTTGGCAGAATGAGAAATATCATATTGATCAGGATAAAGCTGAGACCCTGCAATCCATAGGGACAATGATCGGGGCATGGATTCCGGAAGATGTCATCATCCTGGATCTGGACCGGCACGAAGGGAAGCCAGATGGGAATATTTATTTCAAAGAGCTGATGAAAAAGCTGAATATTTCTATCGGGTATTTCTTTGATACCACTGTTGTGAAGACAGGTGGAGGCGGTCAACATATCTTCTTTTACGCCGGGAAGAATCACGGGCTGAAACAGGGAGCCATTAAAATTGAAGGGCATGAAATCGGAATCGATATCAAAACATCATCAGGGTATGTTATTGCCGCCGGGTCCCCGGGATATCACTTCATCAGTGATGCAGACCCGATGGAGATCCCTGAAGAGTTGATGAATTGGCTGAAGGCTGTCAAACAGAAACCGGATAAACACGAAGAGAAGAAACCGACAGTTGAGTCAAAGCATATTCCTGTAAAACTGCTAAAGAGTGTTCTCAGGAAAGTGGATGTGACAAGATTCAACAGTAATGATAGATGGTTAGAGTTTATCACATCAGCTGTCGCGGCCGCCGGGGATAGCGCAGAGGTCATTGATGCCCTGGAAGAGTGGAGCCGTGGGGATCCGCAGTATGAGCACCATCAGGTTATCAACAGGATAAAGTCTTTTAAGCCGGAAGGCGGTATCACCATCGGGACCTTTGTAATGTTCCTGCAGGAAGAGGGGATAAGTCAGTATCTTGTGAACCAAGTTGTGAAGGTTGATGCTATCAGCAACGCTCTTTTGATAGGAGAAGATGAAGAGAGTTCTCTTCCGTTCCCGGAACCGGATTATTTGTATTTGTCAGAGCTTGTTGAGGCAAGGGAGTTTTTCACCCTGTCCGGGAATACGGCAGCGAAGAAACTACTGTATGTCGCTTTTGACGGGAATGTGATTTTCTGTAAAGGAGACAAGGAGACGTATTTTTTTAATGGGTCCAGATGGGAAGTAATGAGGGATCTGTTTTCGGTTGTGTATACTATTCTTTTTAAGATAGCGAAAGAATACTATTATGCCAGGGATAACAGCAAAGAAATGAATGAGTGCCTGATCCGGGTCATTAAAAACCTGAACGATACTACTTGGAAAAAGAAAACAATCACAGAGATCCAGTCAATGATCAGAGAAGATCATGTTGATTGGGACAGCCCGGCCATCAGGGAGACAGTCACCCTACGGGACGGGGTGATTGACTTCTCGAATAAGCAGATAGAGAAGCGGAACGGATACCGGGCAGAGTTCCGGTTGAAGTATATAGATTATTCTGTTGATGATGTCATGAACGCAGGAGAACCGAAATCATTCCTTCAATTTATGAAAGAGATTTTCCCGGACGAAGAAACAAATGAAATGGCAATGCAGTTGATTTCTTTGTGTATCTCTGGGAACAGCAATAAAAGGATCTTCCAGCTGTGGGAAGGAGACGGATACAACGGGAAGTCAACACTCATTGATATTATCAAAGAGATTCTGAAAGGGAAGACCAATACATACAACCCGAAGTTGCTGATGCCGGACAGGAGAGATTCAGGTCTCGGGGTTACGCCAGAGCTTGCCAGCTTCCAGGGGTCCTATGCAGCAGTCGGGACAGAGGTCGAGCAGGGCAATGAGTTCTCAACCGGGATTATTAAGAACCTGACCGGAGGCGATACCATCACGGCGAATCCAAAGTTCAAAGACCAGATTGAGTTTTATCCGACATGGCAGTTGATTCTCGCGGTCAATGATCTCCCGAGATTCAACTCCCTGGACAGTGCTTTCATTGACAGGCTGTACATCCTTCCTTTCAAAATGACTTTCCCGAAAAGCAAAAATGATCGGGCTGCCCTTATAGAGAAAGGAATCCCGGAACAGTACATTGGGGAAAGGAAAGACAAGAATGCTCTCCTGGCTTCTATCTTTTCAGAGAAGCCGGCGATAATAAAAAAGATGATATCTGTTTACCTGCAGATCGAAAACAAAAATAATGGTTATATAAAAGAGTCAGCCGAGGCACTGCGGGAGAAGTCTTCATACATCCACGAGAATGACGACTTCGGGAGATTCATCAAAGATATGTGTGTCATTGATGATGATTCTTTCTGCAGCTCAGAAGAGCTGACAGATGCCTTCAAAGATTATATGGGATTCCGGAAAGCCTCTTCAAAGTGGGTGGTCAGTAACGTGAAAAAGTTCAACCGGCATATTATTTCAGGGAGTAAAAACTTAGAGTTCAGGGACCCGGACGAAGGGACGTATGTAACAAAGAGGCGCAGAGGTCTTATCGGAATCAGGCTGAAGACAGCAGCAGAA